GCTCCGGGCAGACAGTCCCACCGTTCGGCGACGCGTTTCTCGAAACTCTTAAAAGCGTGGAGGTAGCAGAGAGCGACCCTTTAGGTGGGTGAGCGATCAACAGACGCTCACGTATCAGATAGCGGCAATAGCAGTAGAGACAGGAATAGCACCGCAAGCATTAGCCGAGACAACCCCGGAGATGTTAGCGGCAGTTTTTAGAGTATTACACGACAGAGCGGAGGCGGTGAAACGTGCCAGCGGCAACAAGAATAGACGGACTAGATGAAGCCGTGGCCTACCTCAAGCTCTTTGATAATGAAACTCTAAAGGCTATGAATAAAGAAATGTATTCGGTAATGAAAGACTTGGTGCAAGAGACGCGAGGTATGGTTCCCGGTACTTCGCCTATGTCCGGGTGGGAGAAAAAGTCTCTTACCGGTGCCAAGTGGGGAACACAGTTAAACTTTACCCCGTCCAAGATTCGTACCGGAGTCCGTTCCAAGATAGGCCCCGTTCGTAATAAATCACTTAACACCCGCGAACGCGCTTACTTACTCATCAACGCCAACCCTGCCGGAGCTATTTACGAAACCGCGGGACGAAAGACCGACGGGGCAACTCCTCAGGGTCGTCAGTTTATTAAAAATATCGAGGAGCGCTCGGGTATGCGCGTAATCGGTAAACAAGGCCGTCTAGCGTGGAGAGCCGCGATAAATAACCGGGCAGAGATAACGGTCAAAATGGGCAGAGTAGTAGCGAAATATCAAGATATGATAAACCGCAGACTGGCTAGGTACTAATGGTTATTAAAGTCCCCATAGCGATTACCTATAACAACAAAGGCACGAAAGCCGCTACCCGTGATATTAAAGGCCTCGAGAAAACTCTTAAACGTTTTGGCCTAGCCTCTAAACTTTCGCTCGCCGCCGCCACGACTGGTTTAACCGTATTCGCGAAGAAATCGGTAATGGCCGCGGCCGCCGACGACAAAGCGCAAAAGTCTCTAGCTCGTAGCCTTAAAAACCTTGGTTTGGCTTACTCAAGTGTAAACGTCGAGAAGTTCGTCAAAGATACCTCGCTAGCTACCGGAGTAGCCGACGATCAACTACGCCCGGCTTTCCAGCGTCTCGTTACCGCTACGGGATCAGTTACTAAAAGCCAAGAGCTCCTTAACCTTGCGCTTAACGTTTCGGCGGGTACGGGCAAGAGTCTAGAGTCGGTCACGACTGCACTCACTCGCGCCTATTTAGGTAACACGACTTCTCTCGGCCGTCTCGGTGCAGGGCTCACAAAAGCAGAGCTCAAGACCGGAGACTTTGAGAAACTCACCGCAAAACTAGGCTTACTATTCGCCGGTCAAGCGACGGAAGCCGCCGAAAGCTACGCCGGCAAAATTGACCGTTTAAGAATAGCGGCGAGCGAAGCCTCGGAGGTTATCGGTACCGAGCTCCTTAACTCCGTTGAGCGCCTTACCGGAGAGAATGGCGTAGGAGACGCGGCCGACCAAATGACCCGGTTCGGGGATTCGACCGCTAACGTCATAGCTGGAGTAACAACCGTTATTGAAAAGCTTAAGCCGCTTGCCAAAATTGTCGGAGCTCTCAATATTGACCTAGCTAAAGTCGGCAACGTAGCCGGTACTGGCAAGTTTAATAAAGGCATACTGCCAATACTTAACGACGTAGGTAAAGCTTCACGTGAAACACCTATGAGGCCAAACGCTCGAGCTATCGAGCGCGAGTCTCTAATCGCTCAGGAGAAAGCCGCTAAGTTGGCAAAGGCCGCGGCCGCGGCAAAGGCCAAAGAATTAGCTACTCAAAGAGCTATAACAATGAGCAAAAAATTAGCGGCTAAGTTCGACCAGGATATGATTGCTATCGAAGCCGCCTTAAAAGGTGATTTATCTGAAGAAGATCGTAAACGACTTCTAGCCTTAAAAGCCTTAAAAACCGAAGTAAAAACCGACGACGAAAAGGCTCTAGCAGAACTTGAGGCTTTACAGAAGAAAAACGCCGGGGCGGAGCTTGCCCGTATCAAAGAAATAGAGGCGGCTAATACCGCGGCTAACCAAAAGCGCAAGAGTGAACTAACAGCGCTACAAGAATGGCTAGCGGCGAACCCGCTTAATACTTACGTAAACGTTATTACGCCAAGCGGTAGCGTGGGTATGGTGCCTAGCTCTTTTGGCGCTCCGGTTGGCAACGCTCAAAGTTCACCGCCTCCCACAAACGCAAGCTCTACCGGGGTCGCTTCTAACTTGCAATACGGAACCTATGGAGCTACTGGGGATATAACGGTAAACGTAAACGCAGGAGCCATAGCCGACGAGAATAAACTAACCTACATAATTGCCGATCAGATAGTTAAGTACGTTCGCTTCGGTGGAACGACAGCACCCGCCGGGTTCATCTAATGGCACTCCCCGCCGTCAAGGTAGTAGTCAATTTCAGCTCGGGAGCTAGTTTTGGTCAGACTATGGTACTCGGGACGGGCATACTCGGACAGGACGTACTAGGCGACGCGGCCGCTCTTATTGTAGACGTTTCCGCGCAAGTCCAAAACGTTCAGATAACTCGAGGCCGAAACCTTCTCACCGAACAATTCCAAACCGGCACCGCGACTATTACTATTGCCGATCAGTTGGGTTATTGGAACCCCCAATCGGTTACCTCCCCGTACTACGGCCAGCTTTTACCGCTTCGTAAAATACAAATTAGCGCCATAGACCCGGCGACTTCTACCTCGTATTACTTATTCTCGGGTTATATAACGTCCTATAACTACCGTCAAAGTCAAGACGTAGGAGAGGTTTCAACGACTACTCTAACTGCTCTAGACGCTACTCAGCTTCTCACCCTTGCGACGGTTACGACCGTTCCAGGAGCCGTAGCAGGAGAAACGACCGGGCAAAGGTTTAACGATATTCTCGACGCTATTGGGTGGCCTTCCGGCCAACGCGACGTAGACACCGGCCTAACCACGGTTCAAGCCGATTCAGGGGTAGCGAGATCGGGCTCTAGTGCGTTATCTACCGTAGCTCTTACCGAGTTCGGAGCCTTCTACATAGACGCGGCAGGTAACGTGGTTTTTCAGGATCGCAACGTAACCGCGGGTTCTATTGCTGGAACCCCGACCGCTTTCGTGGATACCGGAGCTGGTATTCGCTACTCAAACGCCGATTTTAAGTTGGACGATTCTCAAATCTTTAACCAAGCCAACGTAACGGCCGGGGTTATTACAGCTACCTATAAAGACCAACCCTCGATAGATACGTACTTTTTGCACTCTTACGACGCTAACGGCTTACTTATGCAAACGACCACAGAGGCCGACAACTGGGCTCGGGCTATGGTGGCAAGCCGAAAAGATACAACGATCCGGTGCGACTCGATAACTCTCAACCTGAATACCCCAAGTTATACCGCCGGGGTGACGGCCGCTCTTGCTCTTGACTATTTCGACCCGATTACGGTAACGCAGACTCAGCCGGGCTCGTCAAGCATTACTAAGACTTTGCAGATATTCGGAGTCGCGCATTCGATTAACTACCTTAATCAAAGTTGGTTTACGCGGTTTACCACCGCTGAACCTATTCTCGACTCGTTTATATTAGATAACGCACAATACGGAGTATTAGGACAAAACGTACTATCATACTAGTAGGGGGATAAATGGCTAAGCAGACTTTTACCACGGGTTCGGTACTTACCGCGACTCAAATGAACAATTTACAGGCAAACGATTATAACTGGACGGTTAGCCAAAAGACCGCCTCCTACGTTCTCGTAGCGGCCGACGCTGGTACGCGTATTGAAATGAACGCGGCGGGAGCAACTACTATTACGGTTAACACCGGGCTTTTTACTGCCGGAGATACAGTTTTTATACAAAATATAGGAGCCGGTACTACCACCATAACGGCCGGAACCGCTACCGTAGTTACCGCTTCTTCTTTGGCATTAGGCCAATACCAAAGCGGAACATTATTTTTTAGTAGCGCAAGCGCCGCTATCTTCTTTGGAGATTCCGCTACCCCTAGC